CTGCCCTCGTTCTTCACCGGAGCGGCGGAGAAGCCAGACAGTTTGGTTTCCTCTTCAAACGAACGCTCGGAAGTCTCGGTCTCGTAGATTTCCTTGTGCTCTTCGCCGTAGCGAGCGTACTCCATACCGAACAGGGCGTTCAGACCGGGGAGCAGCTCTTTCAGCAGTTGTGCGCGTGAAATTGCCATTTTTATTTACTCCTTAGATCAAACGCCAGAAGCGATAGTGGTTGTATGAATCTCAAAGTTCCAACGAACGATGACCTCGGGGAACACAACGTTGCCAGAACTGTTGACATAAGACGTGTCTTGGACAACGTCAACAACGTTCATAGGCAATGTACCTGTAGTTGCAGAAGAGGCAACCGCAACACGGCTATTGCCAGTTGAGGTAACACCAGAGTTCTGCACCAATGCTACGTTAGTACCGATAACGGTAAATTCAGTAGTAGAGGAAGGCAACAAGCCAGAAGTAGTATCGTTGGCAGTAGCGCCAGTAGCAATCACAGCTTTGAACAGGGTGTCGGGATCATTACACACGTAAGCGGTAATGTACGTACCCGTGGGGGCTGTGGTATTTGCTGGGAAGTACTGAGCAAAAATGGTCTGACCTTGCGCGTTAACGTAAGAGCAGCCCAAGAAAACACCAATGATCTGTGATGTGGTCACAGTTGCACGGGCGGTAGTGATAGCAGATTTGATAATCGTGCCATCGTTAATCATCTCGATGGGGTCCCCATAGAAGATGCTTGTGTTGTACGCCGAAGCAATCCGATATTGGCGAGTAGCACCTGCAAAGGGTGTACCACCATACAGATTGAGCGGCTTTAGACCGTAAGGACGGTCAACGGTGGGAAAAGCCATGAAAGACTCCTATAAATTTATGAACCAGAACCGAAAGTGACCTTGGTGCTTCGTTCAGAGAACTTCTTCATCCGAGGATCACTTTCACTGAGATAGACGCTGTCCACCGATTCCATCTGAGCCCTGTTCGTAGCATCAAAGTGCTGCATACGCTGCTTTAGAAACTCTTCAGGGATACGGCAAAGCAACAGCCCGCCAATTTCAAGGCCACCTTTAAAGCGACCATTGTCAATGGCAGGCAACATAAGCTCAGGATATTCCTCTGCTTTGCAGGGTTCGTATCCTTCGCGCAACTTACTAGAGATATTCTTGGGGTCGTCAGAGCCCATAATGCTCAACCGAATCCAGCGATGTTTCCAGCCCGGACGGTCGTCAGGAGAAGGAAGTGCTTCCGGATTACGCCACGCTTGGGGACGCATGTTTTTTTCACGCGACTCCATTGCACGAGGTGCGCGGTTCTGGCGCTGGGGAGCGTCAAGTTGACTCAAATCATCCATTATCCACCTCTATTAAGTAAAGCAACCTGTTTTGCGTATTGCTCCAAAGGTACTCCGAGGCGACGAGCAAGGTTGGCCTCGGAAGCCTTTAGCTTCACACGACTAGGCGAAGAACTGCGAGAGGCCGGAGCCACCACAGTTGCTGGTTTTGTAGCACGGCGTGGAGGCTCATCGTCCTCTTCCACCGGAACTGACCTCTTTCTTGGAGGCGGGTCATCTTCCTCTTGGCTCTGAGTTTCAAAGTACTCAGGAAATCTTTTTCGCATGGTACGGTCAACGGTCTTAAAGTACTCTTCCGTACCTACATATTCCGCACCATACTCCCGCTGCAACTTCTTGTCAATACCCATTGCAGCCAATGTCATTTCTTCATCCGGACCAAACCAATCGCTGTTGGTATCTAGCCACCGTTGAGTACGGGGGCTGACTTTAGGTGCAGCAGGTTCAGCCCTAGCGGGACGGAAATCTTCTTTCTCTTCCATCTCGATAGGTTTGAGCGTTTCTGCCCTATCAAGTTTGACAGTGGCTTTGGCTACTGCCTCTTGCGCGGCCACGATAGCGTCGGCATCGCCAGCCTCATACGCCTTGCGATATCGGTCTTTAGCGGACTCTAGCTCTGCCTGTGCGGCGGTTTTAGAAGTCGCAATATATGCCTTGCTGCCGTTAGAAAGCTGCTGCTTGAGACGTTTGTTCTCCTCAAACACCTGCTTGGCAAACTGCTCAGCAGCCTCGCGCTCGCGCAGAGCTTCTTCCTTGGCTCGGCGCTCGTCGTTGTAGCCTTTTGTAAACTTTTTAAGGCGCTTCTGAACTTTTTCGTCATACGAAGCCAGCTCATCCTCAGTCACCTCCTCCGGAGGCTCAGCCATTGGTTTGCGCCCACGATCCGCAGGAGGAGTATCGTCTTCGATATCTATTGCAAGTTCGTCTTCAGACTCGTCCTTCTTGAACTTCTGTTTGTCTTCCTGCTCGTCAGGAAACTCAAACTCTTCATACTTCTTGGTTGCCATTTGTCACTCCTTATGCAGCGCGGGTAATCCCACGCGGGTCTTCAACAACAGCCTCAACCGACTCATCGTTGATGATACGGAACTCTCGGCCATGAATCTTCAAGCGGGTGCCTGAATTGGGTCGTACAACGACAAAGTCGCCGGTTTTGCAAGACGGCCCGCTCGGAAAGCGAGTTACATCCTTGTAGCAGTCAGGGCCAAGCTTGACCACAAACAACACGGGGGTCAAAACCTCCTCATAGTGCATGGTTTGTGCAGACTTAAGAATCTCACTGTCTTCATACTCCGCCATCGCCTCAGGAACGACACACAACATGTGATACGTCTTTGGGTCAGGGAGTTGTTTGGCCTTCTCCTCTGCACTCCTATTCAAGATGCCAGACAAGTCCACTGCGGCTACGTCAAATTCACTCATTCGTAATCCTTTGCACGAGGTCATTGATAATGGAATCTGCAAGGTTGAGACCCCGGATTACCCCGCAGACTTTTTTGTATTCATCGAACGTGTCAGCACGGCTAGCGGCCACATACGCGACCTGCTCTTGCCGGAGTTTCTCAATCTCTTTTTGCACATGCGCTAGCGCATGGATGGAATCGTTCACGTTTTCTCCTTCTTAGGTGGTTGGGACTGTCTCTGCCGCATCTGCTGTATATACTGCCGCTGCGCTTGCACTTGTGACTGAGCCATCTGAGCTTTGGACTTAGCCACATCTACTCCAAGCTTGGCCCCATCACTTTCTTGCTTGGCAGCAATCTGCATAGCAGCGATCTCTTTCTGCGCATCAATGCGAGCCATCTCAATCTCAAGCTGGTCGGCTTTAGCTGTTGCGTCAGCGGCTTGCTTCTGCGCTTTGAGTTCAAGGTCTTTCATCTTGATCTGAAGCTCTTGCATCTGCATCTGGATCACAGGGTCTTTCATCTGCTGCTCGGCTTGCTTCTGCGCGGCCTCTTGCTGGTCACGCTGGAGCAACTGCTGCGATGCCTGAGCCGCTTTGATGGCAATCTGATCGGCCATCTCCGGCGGGATCTCCTTGTTGGCATCTTCTCCGGGTAGCACCATACCCATAGCTTCTTCGATCTGACGACGGTACTCCATCGCAATGTGCTCGTTAATGTGCGCCATAGCAGCCGCAAAAATCTGCTGCGCTTGCGGGTTGCCCTGCATCGCCTGCTGAATCTTCGGGTTCTGAATGGCGCTCATATGCACTTGAATGTGCGCTTGATGGTTCTGCTCAATGAACGCCCTGACCGGCTTTTGAGTCAGCAGGTTCTGGTTCTCCGTAATTGGGTCGGTGGGCGTCATGTCATCTTCAATTGGCACAAGTTTGGCCGCGTTCTTGATGCCCAGCACCTCGATCATCTGCCTGTGTAGCAGAGGCAAGTCATACAACTGAGGCGCACCTTGCGCGAGCTGGAAGATCGCCTGATACTGAACGATCTTTTGCGCCATCGTGGCAGCATTTGGATCACTCACCGGGATGACATCGACCATGTCGTAGTCGGACTTCTTAGCCATACGCGAGCCGTCCACAGGCTCGTAGTCATACTCTTCGGGCGTATAGTCTGCGATGATTACTTTGAGGAGCTTGAACTCCTGCTTCATCGAGAAGTGCATACGCGCTTGGACAGCGCCCATTACTTTTAACTGCCGCTCAAGCAACGCCAAGGTAGTGCCTACTGGAGCTTGAGAACTCATATCGCTGACGCTCATGTCGCCAGCAGAAGCAAACTGCCTGCCCTCAGTCACAATCTGGTTGAACAGTGTGTAGAGAACTTGGCTCGGTTCTTTGTACGGCAGCGGCAAGATGTTGTCGCGGATCGACCCAGATGGCACGTCCACATCTCGGAACTCACCCGGAGCAATCGGAGTGTCGTCACCTTTGACTCGCAGCCCGCGAGACTTCAGACCCCCGGGCAGGTTTGACAGCGTGCCAGCGTCCACCAACTGACGAATCAGCATCGTTGCGCTCTTGGCGTAGCCACCAATCAGGTGGATCAGACCGTAGCCATAGAAGCCAAAGCCCGGGATGTACTGGTAATGCACGAAGTGGTTGCGCTTCATATGCAGCTTGTCACCCTCGTACCAATTGCGTCGGATGGCCAGCACCTTGCGCGTGCCCTTCTCAATGGTCACCACGTACGGCAGAGCGATACCTGTATCACGCTTCTTCTTGTCCTTATGCTCGTACCCTTTGAGGTTTAGGTTGACGTGCATCTCCAGCATGCGGTACCTGTCGTCCT